ACCAAATTCTCTGAGGTTCGCCGGATTCAGAACGTCCGCCGAGGTCATCCCCAGGACCTGGAAGGCCAAGCTGTGTAGGGTGCGGAAATAGAGCAGATCCTTTTTGGGGTCTAGATTAAAGCGCGCTGCTGCCCGGTCGCGGGCTTCATGCGCGGCCCGCCGGGTGAACGCAAAGTAGCCAATGTCGTTTGGTGCCATCCCCCCGCGTAGTAGGTCGTCTACTTGGTTCAGTAGCCGCGTTGTCTTGCCGGTGCCCGGGGGGCCAAAATACCTGAACATCAGTCGGCTCGCAGAATGATGTCGAGGTCATAGCCAAGGGTATCGACGATGCGCTCCACCTTGTTGATGGAGAGCTGCCGCCCTCTCTTGGGATTCTCGTAGTCGGCGATAGTGCGCTGCGATAGCCCGGTGTATTGGGCCAACTCCTTTTGAGTGAGCCGCGCCTCTTTGCGAAGCTCCCGCAGCAGGTCATGCCAAAGCGTGGGGTCATGCGGTTTCATCAGAAAGGCACCTCATCATCATGGAAGCGGGTCTCGAAGTCGTCGCCGTCAATCTTCGCGAACGCGGGAATCGACCAGCAGCGGACAATTCTCCCCTTGATTCGGAACCGTTGAGATTCCCCGCCAATGTCGCGGAGACGTTGCGCAATCCTATTTGATCGATAGTCAAGAAATTTGTTTCGCTTGAGGAAGGATTCGAAATCCTTGAGCCGGAAATAAGTGCGGCCCGTTTCCTCGTCGGTCCACGGGCGGCGCAGCAGGATTTCCTCTTTGTCTATGGCGGACTGCATGTGCGTTGAGAAGTCCTCCAGCAGATCATAGAACTGGCCGCGAAGGCTCGTATCCTCCGAGGCGGCGATGCAGGCACCCTCAGTATCTAGCATCGTGCGCAGCAGCACGTTGATGAGAGATTCCCAGGCCTGCCTGGTCATGGTTCGCGGCATGTAGTTGATCTGCTCCAGGCAAAGCAACTGAAAGCGATTCTGGCGCTGAAGGCCCTCGGTGTCTAATTCGACGGGACTGCCGTTTACGTCCAAAAACCAGAGCGGCGGCTCGTGCCCATACTTGCGCAAGTTGGCTACGGTCGGGGTGTTGGCACCGCCGCCGACACCGTGCTTCCGGCCTCGGCACTGGTCCTTGTTGCAGTAGCCTCGTACCGGCTGGTCCTCGCACCTGTACTGGTAGTCCTTCTTTTTTAGTTGAGTGGCCACGACATTGACCTCTGGAAGGTCAAGGGGCGGCTCCATGATCGTCTGATTGTGCTCCAAGATGCGCGTTTCCCAGTCGTCAGGGAAGGCCTTTCGGAGGTAGACGCCAAGGTTGAAGAGGCCGTTGTTTCGCGTGCCCTGGGGGAACCCCTGTCGGATCAGTGCCTGAAGGCACGGTGGCCCGTCCGGCAGCGTGCCGTCAACGGCGGTTGATGGTTGCGTGAGGAGGGTGTCGAGCTGGTCCTCTGAGATGGCTGCGGATTCTGCGTAGTCGAGAAACTCGTCCAGTGTGGCGGCGCTGCCGTCATTCTTTATGGCGTATCGCAGGCCGTTCTCGGCGTCAAAATATGGCAGATTCAGAAAGTTGCCGTTATCGCCGCGCTCCAGTACCAGTTTGATTTGTTTTGGAAATATCTCGCAATCGCCGTAGCCGATTTCCGAGGCTATTTCCTTCAGGCGATTTTGCAGTTTTCCCGCTGGCACGGCAGCGGTGAGAAAGAGATATAGATGTCCTCCCCCGGATTTGCTACGGCAGACCACCAACGGTAGCGCCAGCTTGTCGAGCCGCGCGACGAGGGAGGTGAGGTCCAGGGGATAGCGGTCGATGTCGAGCGCCCCCCACCGGCACTCGTTCTTCTCGTCTATAGGGACAACGCCGATAGACGATGTACCGTCGAGGTGCGCGGTAAACGTAGCCGTGGTCCGTGGTTCGTGGACGAATTTATACTTTCCGGTTTGCTTGCCGGAGGGGTCTCGTCCAGTTAAGTCCACGGCCCCATATGCCCGGTTAAGTCCCGGGAATAGGCGCGCGAATCGTTCTGTGCTTGTGCCAGGCATCTGGAACAGGTTGAGGGGAGGAGTGCCCTCCCCTCACCCCCCGTTAAAACGGTATGTTTTCGTCGTCGTCGGTGCGGTCCTCTTCGCGGACATGCCGCACCTTGACTTGACCCGCTACGATGCTTTCGTGGAACTGCCGGGCTTCGGCGTACAGGGCCGGGTCCTTGATGACTCCTTCTTTTGTCACGGCCCAGCCGTACCAGGAGCCGTTTTTGTTCTCTTCTAGCGCCGTGGTTAGACGCCAAATGTGGCTGAACCTTGGCGGCACGAAGAGGGCACCCCTCGAATCTTGCATCTTGGTGGCCTTCATGGCCGAGTTCCACTGCCTGCTCTTTTTCAATTGCGTGGACTTCATGGGCAAGAGGGCCTGTTGGGTCATCCCCTCGTCGTCGAACACCAGTATATAATGCTGCGCGGTCCTTTCCAGATAACGGCCACCGCCGTCAACCACGTAGTCCTTGTTATCTTCCCCGCGCTCTGTCGCGGGCAGCTTGTCACCAGCGGAGTAGATGGCGAATGGAGCGCCACTTCCCGTGCCGCGAGGCTCCCACTCAATGAAAGTTAGCGAGTAGGCGCAGTTGACGACACGTATTCCCTCCGAGCCGGAGACCCGCTCCTGGGTTACGGAGTTGTAGATGTCGCCGGGTTTGGCGTCGGCGTGGTCGTCTAGCTCGGGGCTGACTTTTTGCAAGGACTTAATCATGGGCATGGCGAGATCGCCCTCGCCCAGATCAGTTACACCTTGGCCCGCCGCTTGGACGAAGGCGTCCGCGTCCAGCACGGCCACTTCTGTTTTCTTGCGCTTCGCTACTGCCTTTGCCATGTCAATTTCCTTTTCGCTTGAGGACGGCCCTGCGGCCTATGAAGGATGTGATGGAGTCTGGCGCGGTGCTGCCCGACTCTACGAGTTCGCGGAGCCATCCGCGCAGGGTGGCGGATTCCACCTTCTCGCCGAGGTTGAACGAAAGCCCGAGCGCATGACACGCGCTTCTTAGCTCGCGCGCCTGTTCCTCCGCCGCGTCGCGATCCAACACCACGGAGAGAGTAAGTTTGATTAGATCCCCGAAGCCGTTGGCCCGGAGCCACGCGAAAGCCTCCTCGCGACTGTCCTTGGGGATAGACGCGGAGTAGAACTGCTTGACCGCGATCTCGCTGCCGTCGCGCATGACAACCTTTTCCATGCCGACATCTTCCAGCGCTTCCGGGAGCCGCTCGTCGGTGATCGTTCTCAGTTGCTTCTGTTTAGCCTTGAACACGGACTCGGCATCCGCCACCTCTTGCTCCAACGCCGTGACCTCTCCGGCGAGGCGGCTAATTTTGTCCAGGGCACCGCCCTGGAGCTGGTCGATTCCCGATGGGGCATCTCCCCGGTCACCCGCCATCTCTTCTAATAAGTCATTCATCGTTCACCCTTTTCTCGGTTCATGCATCGATGGTTGACATGACCACCAGCGGCAGATATATAGGACTCATCCTTCGATGACAAGGGAAATCTGGTGGCTTTTCAATTTTTTTCTGAACCCTATGCACACCAACGCAAGGCGTTCGAGGCAAGCGTGGCGCTTCCCGGCTATGCCCTGCTCATGGACATGGGGACCGGCAAGACCAAGGTCGTCATAGACACCGCCGCCTCCAATTTCCTGGACAAGCGTATCGACCTGCTCTTCGTTATCGCGCCGAAGAGCGTGGTCACCAACTGGCCGGGGGAAATCGAGAGGCACTTATCTCCGAGCATCCAGCGGAGGATTGTCATTTGGAATCCCAGCCTGACTCAGGCTAAGCGGAAGGAGCTTCAGGAGCTTAGCCGGGGTGCCAATAGCGAACTCAAGGTTCTGCTGATGAACGTCGAGGCGCTCAGCACGCGAAAGGGTGTGGAAATCGCCGAGTTCTTCGTGGGCAAACACCGCACGTTGATGGTGGTAGACGAATCCACAACCATCAAGAACCGCCGCGCCAAGAGAACGAAAGCGATCTGTCGAATCGGCAACCTCGCGACGATGAAGCGAATCCTGACCGGGTCTCCTGTGACGAAGAGCCCGATGGACCTGTACAGCCAAATGGAATTTCTGGACCCCGGCATTCTTGGCTTCCGGAGCTTCTACGCTTTTCGTGGTCGCTACGCCGTGGTCGAGCGCCGCGTGCTGGGTTCGCACTCGTTCGACCATATTGTCGGGTTCCGCAGACTGGACGAACTGACGCAGAAGCTCCAGGCTAATTCCTATCGTGTGCGTAAAGAAGACTGCCTGGACCTCCCGGATAAGGTCTACATGCTGCGTCGCGTCGAGCTGACGAACGAGCAAAAGGCGGCATATGGACAAATGTCCGAGCTGGCACTAGCGCGCCTCGAAAGCGGGGAATTTGCGACGACCAAGAATGTGTTGACGCAGATCTTGCGGCTTCAGCAAATCTGCCTGGGTCATCTGACCGATGACGAGGGAGAGGTTCACGACCTGCCGTCCAATCGGCTCGGCGAGCTTCTGGACATCTGCGACGAGATACAGGGCAAGGCAATCATATGGGCGACATGGTCGCGCGACATTCGCTCGATTGCCGAGGCCCTGCGCGACCGCTTCAGCGTACAAGCGGTTGCAACGCTCCACGGGGAAACTCCGGGTCACGAGCGACAGCATATCGTGGAAACATTCCAGGATTGTCACTCCGATTCAAGGTTCCTCGTGGGGCACCCCAAAACCGGCGGCTATGGGCTGACGCTGACGGCGGCAGCCACCGTCATCTACTATAGCAACAGCTATGACCTGGAGCTGCGATTGCAGTCGGAGGACCGCGCGCACCGCATAGGGCAGACCAACAAGGTCACGTATATCGATCTGGTTGCGCCCAACACGGTAGACCAGAAAATCGTAGGCGCGTTACGCGATAAGATTTCGGTGGCGGATCATATATTGGGGGAGGAGGCCCGGAAATGGCTGGTGTAGTGGCTCACGCAACTATTTGGCGCGGCTTGCAGCCAATGGACATGATGCCCTTGGACCCTGAGTTTATTAGGCCACCCTTGTTGGCGAAGAGAGGTATCCCAAGCTGGTCCAAGTTCGCTAAGGTCTCCCGGTTTGGTGCGCCGCTGGGCGGGGACGCTGCCGCGAACTGCTGTGGGGGCGGGGACGCTCCTGCGAACTGAAGCGGATTTGCGCTGCTCAGCGTGGACTCGGAAACAGGCGGACGGTTTGGCGGCATCCGGGAGGCCATAGTGGGAGGTGCCAGGTCCAGAGAAGATTGCTGATCTGTTTCTTCCGCGCTTCCTTCATATTTGTAGGGATCACCTATTTCATAAAGAATCGAAGGACTGCGCCCTATTCTTTCAATACGCCTTGCATTGTCGTCGATAAATCTTTTCTGTGCCCAGAGAATTATTCTGCTTGCCGGGTCATCGTTGGCATTCGGAGGTCGTACCGGATACTTAGTAATTGCGGCGTCAGCTAATCTGGGGTTCATCAGGAGATCAATAAGTATCAAATCTATTGCGTTTCCGCGTACATTGGATATCGCTGCCATACTATATCTGCGGCCTACTCCTGTCAGGACAAGAGAGCTGATCGGTGTGTATTGTGCAATCCATCCTCCAGCCCAACGGCCTAAATTCCCGGCCCATTCGTCAGAAACAAGATCCTTCATCCGCACTCCGGGTGTAGCGGAATCGCTAATAATGGATTGGAGACGTGCCCCTTCGGCAAATAGACGGAACGTCTCCGCACCACTGTCTCCGTAAAGTTCGCCAAGCAAGCGCCCAAATCGAGCGTCGTTTGCCATACCGGACAAGGCTGCGGGGTCCCAAACCGTGACAGTTCTTCCCAGACTTGCGGATAATTCTCTTGCGTCCTGCGCTGCGCGGGTTCCGGTACCTCCCGATCCGGTTCCGTCTGTCAGTCCTCTTTGGATTATGGCTTCTGACACGGCTCGTTTGAAGCCTTCTAAGGCGGGGTTGCTCCCGTCTGGAAGCAGACCGTTGTCAAGAACTTTAAGTGTTTCGCCTAAGATCTGAGGGTTTTTTAAATACTCATTCAGGAAATCGGGTCCCATTTTTAATGGATCCGGGTTATCAAGGAATATTGCCGCAGAGTTCATGTTTGCTACTCTGCGGTCATTTTCCTTGACCATCATGCGGTATCCCGCTTCTGTAAATTCGTCGTTGAAAGCACCAGCTTCCCGGAGAGTATTTACGGTATCATCAAGATTTTTGGCTGTCCCACCCTTTATGGACTGAACAACCCCCTCTGCGGCTGTTAAATTCTCAAATCCCGTATCTTCCCCCGTAGCTTTTCTAAGCCACGCTAACGCATCTGCGTTGTTTGAAAGCCACCTTTCCGCAGCAGCGGAATCAAACTTGTCCCCTGCTCCAAGCTCTTTGAACCTGTCCCATAAGGTTTCTCTTACGGCTCTTATGTTAGCTTCACTTGGTTGGGTGCCTTCGGCAACCCTTAAACCACGAGAGCGTCCTCCATTCACCTGAATCATCTCGAAAGGCGGCGGGGGTGCGGCGGCATACTTTTCCAGATTAAAGTCAGGATCCAGCTCTGGGCGAACGACTCCATCGTCCCCGGTAACGAGCCGGAATGGGGTATTCTCCCCGGTCATCGCTCCGTACCGGGCACCAAGGGCACCTTCCAGTTCTCGTAGACTAGTGGACTGCCCTTTTACAGGAACTAATTTATCTGAAATATTCTCAATACTTACGTTGGCCTCTGCCCTGGTGTTAAACCCTCTGAGTCGTCCGACAGAACCTTTTTCAAAGAGCGCCTTTTTGGTTGCCGTCATGCGACGTGCCGCATTCAATAAGGTGGTATCAAGGAACTCAAAGTTTTCTGGAATAGCTCTTTGTAAGTCGTCTATCATAGACCCTATAGCCGCAATCTTGGCCGGGTTTCTAACAGAACGGCCCTGTTCAAAAGACTGCTCACGTTTAAGGATAGATATTATGTTCTGAAGTTCTTGGGCGCTGCGCCCCACCGGTACTCCGTCCACATTTCTAACACCCAAGGCACTGCTGTCGTAAATTTCGTCTAATACATTTACAGGGGACCCTTCAAATTCAACACCTTGTCCGGAAGAGATTTCCAGTTTTGCTCTGGCTTCTGCCAACCTATTTTCAGCCTTTTGGACTGCATCCCCAGCCGCTTCCCATTTAGAGACCGCCCTATCTTTCGCCCGAGCGAAGCGCGCGAAAAGAGAGCTGTCCGGGATGAACTCGGGGTCCGGACTGGTCAGAGCCGCGAGGGAATCGGCCTCGACCCGGTTAAGGGCATCTGTCGCACGGTCAAGTTTTGTTTGTGCCTCATTCAAACGGTTTTCGGCGGTTGTTACTTCCAGATTTTGCCTAGCAATTTTTTCAGCATCGGCACCCGTTCCTTTTGCAGCTTGAGCCACAAGGGCGTCTCTTCCAGCGAGTTTCCACAACCATTTACTTTGGTTGACTGCTTCCCCGCCGAGGAGAGCCGCTGCTTTTCCCGCGAAGTACTCTCCTATAGGAACATCATCTATAGTTAGTTGTGGACCAAGATCTTGCCCATCCGGCGTGACATAAGAGTTCGTCTTGGGCTGTTCCAGACCCCCGATACTTTTCCACAGAATATCTTCCAGCGCATCTACTTCTAGGTAGGAGGTTTCTAGTTCCCTGAGAATCCACGTATTAAAATCTGTTTTGTCTTGGGCGCTCATGTTCTCTGGCATAGACTGCCGAAGTGCGGCTGCCCGCTCCGTTGCATCGTCCACAGACTGGCGTGTGGCATCTTCAAGTTTAGCCATCAGCCCGTCGTAGGCGGTAGTCATGGCCTGAATCTGCTCTGGCTCTAAGCTGCCCAGACGGCCATTTTGCACAGCCCTTGTGCGATTTACATTAAATTCAAAATTTCCCGTCGCGAGTCCTTGTGCATAATCCGCTTCTATAACAGCGGGCTCTACGTCAAAATCGGACCTCCCCCCAAGATCCATTTTAAGAAGGGCTTCATCAAGAGCCTGAAAAATAGAGTCCCGTCTCTGTATTAGTCGCTCAGAATACTTGGCATACGCGGCGGCTCCTATTCCTCCGCTTTCTGATAAACTTTTCAGGTGCCCTTCCTGGAAATTGGCGAACCGGCGAAGTTCATATATCAACTGCTCCTGTGCAGAAATATCAGAAATAGACATCTCTTTTGAAGATGCTTTTAACTGCGCCTCTAGTACCCGCGCCTCATTACGGGCTAATTGTGGTGTCGTGAAGGAAATACGGGTCAGCGTGTCCATCTCGCGGCCTTCTTTCAAGGCCAGTCTGAGTTGTCCGGTAACGCCTAAAATCTGACTCCGGTTTTTCCAGTCAGAACCAAAGGTTTGTGCTGCCCGTGCCGCTGCTCGTTCTGCACCACTAACGGTCAGGCTCTCTGCTGCTCCCCGCAAAATTCGTAGCGGAATACTGACGAAAGGAACTTTAATACCTACGTCCCAGGCTGCAGTAGCGGCTGTCATCCCCCCTATTGGAAGAATGATTCCGCCTCCCGCCATAATTGTATTCTTGGCCCATTGCGGAGCGTCGGGCCAACCCCGCTCTAGTGCCTCTACAGAGGCGATCATGCCACCACCTACACCACCACCCATTAAGCCTTCATAGAGGGCGGCAGTAGTAGGATCATTGACCTGCATCTCGCTTATGGCGTCGTAGACAGCTCTCCTTGTTACGTTCTTTGTTGTCTTAGCTAATCGAACGGCAAGTTTGGCAATAAGGGCACCTTCCATAGGGGCGGCTGTTGCTATCTGTGATATCAGAGATACGTACTCTCGTGCTCTCGTGCTTTCGTCTACCGTCGTGTTGAAGGCAAAAGGCTCCAGCAACGTTCGGACCCCCACCCTTTCATCTTCTGCAAAGGGAACCCAGTCTGGGATATCTACGTTCCATCCCAACTTTTCGGTGGCGCGGATACCCTCACGGGCTACGTCTCCTACTTCCTGCATTCTACGGGCATGAAATTCACTGCCTCCAACAGGGACTTCAGTAGAAAGGTATCTCGTAAAGGGCATTCCGCTCGGAAAGCCTTTAAAGGCCCAGTCCATAACGTTTATGGGTACATCTACAAGACCCTGCAGCGCCATGTTCGCAATGTCCACAGGCGCTCCCATAACGGTAGCTGGGGCTCTTGTGGCGGCGGGTATTATGGTTTTCTCCAACATTCCTCCCGGACTACTGGAGATA